ATCAAGGCTCCTAAAAGAGAAGGACACGCCAAGGGAGCCGCTGGCGTAGTAATAGTTAGCGTAGCCGCCGTTGCTCACATAACAGAAGGAGTCGGTGTTGCCGGAAAAAGGAGAACGCTCCCACCAGTAGTTCGCAGAACCATTGACCTTCTTAATGGTGCTGTTGCCAGCGGTGTAATACTCGTATTGCTTACCCTCACCAGCGTAAGAATACTGAGTAGCACCAAAGACTTCGATCTCGGACAGAAGGAACAGCTTGTCAGAAGTGGTTTCCAGACCGGAACTGTTGTTACCTACGCTGGTCACTTTATTGACGAACTTCAACACGCTTTTCAGGTCGGAGGAAAGCTGGTTCAGCAGCGTTGCCATTGTAGAGGTGCGCATATTGGAACCCTGCCAACCGTTCACATTAGTATTGGAGCCGTTCATAGAGTAGGTAGTTTTCAGGCAGTCAACCAACTGGAAGGTAATACCAGCCTTAGTGCGGCTACCGTCTGCGGTGGTCAGCGTATCATGGTCAAAACCGATGATCTGTGCCGCATAGGTCACGCCGTTGATAGTAATGTTCTTCTTGTCACCGACCTTCCAGTAGTTCGGAGCCTGACCGAACTTAGAAACAGCGGCGATGTTATCCCAAGAGGTAGCTTCCAGCGTAGCGCCAACTACAAAGGGATAGACATACACGATACCGATGACTTCCAGCGTGTAAACCTTGGTTTTCTGAGAACCGTTGTAAGTAAACACGATAGTCCAGTCACCCAGCTCGGTCGGGTACAGAGTGGCATAGCCGGTCGAAGCAACCTTGCCGGTCAGGGTTTTACCGCCCCTGCTCATGGTGACGGTCGAGCCTATATCAGCGATAACACGCACCTCGGCGGGAGAACCCTTCTGGCTCAGAGCATACAGAGCGTCATTCACCGTGGGGTCGCTGCCGCTCAGTTCCAGTGCCGATTTGGTGGTGTCAGACAGCAGATTTGCCTTGCTCGTGGCTGTGCCGACCACATCACAGCCTGCGGCGTTCAGACCAATGTCGAGGGTAGCGGTTCCGGCGAGAAGCTGTGTGCGCCATTCCTCGAAGGTTGCAGGCATATCGGTAGGAGCCTTGATAGAACGGGACTTACCGTTGCCCTTGATGACAGTATCTTTCATGAAATTTCCTCCTTACTCTCCGCAGTTATACAGACCAACATAAGCGAAAGCGTCCACCGTGCGGTCGATCTTGGAATACAGCTCGGTTTCTACCTCGGTCAGCGTTGTGTCGATGACATACAGGAGATATTCAATGTTGTTTGCCGTGGAAAAAGTGAGATTGTCCAGACTGCTCGGAACCAGCGGTGCGTCCGGGGGAAGCGTGAGCTGTTTTCGGAGAACCGTCAGGTTGTTCAAGTAGGCTTTCACGAGAGATTGGGTGGGCGTATCACCCATCGCCCAATTCGTCTTTGCCGCAACCACCACTGAGGAAGGGTCATATGGAACTTGGTAGATCGGGTCATCAGCGACTCCTTTCTCCGCTCGGTATGCCGCCAACTGTCCGGGGAGAGAAGTCATGCGGTTGGCGATATAGATTACCGCCTGCCCTACACGGTTCATGTCCCCGTAATTGTAAGCACCCTTCATACCAGCCATGTATTCGGTCTTTTCCTCAGCGGAAAGGCTCGAAAGCCCTTCCGTGAGGATTTTGTTTTTCAGGGTAAAAACCCTGTCTACATCGGCCTGTGTGCGGTCGTAGACGAGATTATCAATAATACTCATATCAGACCTTTCACCTTCAACTTTCCGCTCAGAGAGCCGTTAAATGTGATCTCGTCCACCAAGATCAATGCGTCCATTTCATCGGTGTAGAGCGTCTGCAAGCCAATCACATCGCCCACTTCCAACTCAGGATTGCCACGGTACTTTGTCTGATAGGTGTTTCTCATTTGCAGATACTTTTTCACCTGATCGGCAAGAGCGGCGCACATCGTATCGTTGGTGATAAGGGGGTTTTCCTCCTTGTCGATTTCTCCATCGAGAGCCACGGGATAGGAAACGACCACCGAGTTCTCAGACAGAGTTTTGCCGGTAATGACTACGGTTTTAGTGCCGGAGGATAACACCAAATCCGCAGCTCTGGCGTAAATGTTGGAGGATACCAACGAACCGCCAGAAACAGAGATAGAAACATCTTGTGCAAGACCAGAGAACTCGACATGAAGTTGAGTTTCGGTGGTCGTTCCCTCGAAAAGTTTAGTGGTATCGTTTGCCGCCGTGTACGCATACTTGGCGACAGATACCGCTTTAAGCTGGTCGATCTTTGCGATGGATTGGGAGTCTTTATCAATCGAGTCAAAATCCAGCGTGAAGTCCGTTTCACGGTAGTAGAGCTTACTCACCCGCATACGGCGGTACGGCAGGCCACCGTCCATCGTTACCTCGATCTTGGTACAGTCAATCGCCGCTTCGCTGTTGACAAACACCTCCGCAGAAGTAATACCCTTCACAGTCTGCGTGTCCAGCAGCTTCGTCCCGGCATAATACTTCACCTGAATAGAGGTGGGGTACTCGTCCAAGGGAGTATCAAAACGGAGCGCCAGCACGGGAAGATCGTGAGAAACATCAAAGGTCTTGGTGAAGGTCGGCTTCGTGGTATAAGTGCCATCTGCCGCAGTCATCGCTTCACTGATAAACCCTCGACCGGAGGGGTCGGTGTCTTCGACAATGACCTGATCTCCACCGTCCAGTGTCCAGCGGTTCAGTTCCAACGCCGCATAGGTGTTACCGACCTTATTGCCACGGTCAACAGTGTCCCACTCGCTGTACCACAGATGACCGTTATCCGCCCATACGCCGCTGTAAATACCAACCACAGTCACGCCAAAAGGCTTGATGTGAATGATATTGTCATCGTCTGTAAACAGGCGGCAGCGGCAGGCGTGAGCGATCAGTTGCAGACAGTTCATGTGCGAGTCAATGGGGAGCGCCGCCGTAGTGAACATCTGCTTCAAGGTTGGGTCAATCACCCATGGGTGCGTACCCTGCGCTGTCAGCGTCAGGTCTGCGTCCAAAAGCACTTCCTCAGCCATGTCGTAGAAGTTTTTGGAACCGAGCTTACTCTTGTAGAAGGTTCCGGTCAGACTTCCAACCAGACCTGTACCCGTAAAGGTGGCCTGATTTTTGGCAGCTTTCGGTTTGCTGTTCAACACATACTTGTCCGCTTTCAGCCACTCGACCTTGCCCGTGGAAAGCATATAACCGTATCGGAGAGAAATCGGTGACTTCTTATCCAGATAGGCATAAATGCCTTTCGGGTTATCCGGGTCATAATTGTGTTCGTAGTCCAAAAGAACGAACTGCATGGTTTCCTGCGGCAGTCTGCGGGAGAGCGGGTCTACATCGTGAGACTCCTTGATGGAAACAATGTCATCATTTCCAAATTTCTTCTGCACACCGTAGAGAACCTGTTGCAACCGAGGTCGGCGGTACGGGAGGATATTCCCCATCGTCAACACGATCTTGTCACAAGAAGCGACCTTCGTGTTGATGACCAACTCTGTTCCCTCTACGGGAAGGGTCAGACTTTCCAGCACCGTCCCATTCAGGTAGAAATCAACCGTCACGGTGTCAGGCCATTCCTGATAGCGGGTGTCAAAAGTCAGGGTGATACCGGGGAAGGTATGTGGATTGCTGAAAGCACGGGTCAGCACCGCAGGGGTGGTGAACTTGCCCTCAGCATTACTCATGTGGCTCGAAACAAAGCCGTCATACATCGTCCCGGAAGAAGGAACGATGACCGTATTCCCGTCCAGCGCCCACCGGTTCAGCTCCAACGCCGCATAGGACTCCTGATAATCATATCCGTAGTCCAGTGTGTCGAACTCAGAATAGCTCTGCGCCCCGTTGCTGACCCAATTACCGTCTGTTGCCGCCGCTGTGTCCACCTGAGAGAAGGTGATCTCCACAAAGGACTGCTCACGGAGCAAAGACTTCATCGACAGCTTGTAAGCGTTGCTTACCTGTTTCACGGCTGCACCTCCTTAGAACGGTTCGCCGCAGTCAATGATGTTGACTTTGCAGTTGATGTAGTCCGCAGGAAGCCCCGTGTTCGGGTCAAGATGGTACGGGGTCGCCGTGCGGTCGCCGGGGTACATCTTTCTGGTTGTCCAGCGGTTGTTTACCATGTCAGGATAAGTGACCGTCACAAAGAAGTTCTTATCAAAAATCTGCAACATGGCAGACCACTGTTCCGCTGTCAGATAGCCCCAAAAGAGGTTGTTGAGCTTCTGTTGATCTCTGCCGACCTTCTGTCCTACCACAACGCCGTTGGCATTTCTGGCAGAGTCTACGATAGTGGCAGACAGCAGCTCTAAGCCCCTGCGGGGCTGAGGAACCTTTGTGCCATTGATTGTAATGAAACTTTGCATTTCCTCAGCCCTCCTTAGTAGGCATTGGCGAACACGCCAGTAGATACTTGCCGACCACGCTTCTCCTTGTAGCGGTCGTAGGAATGACCGATCTCATTGTCACCAATGACAACGGACATATCCTTTTCTTCCACGACATTCAGCAGGGCGTAGATAGCGGCGATCACGCCGTCATTGGCAACGGATACGCCAGCGGAGATACCCTCAACGATCTGGTCATTGTTGGCAACCGCCGTTCTGCGACCCATCGCACCGACCATTTCCACACCTGCTTCACGGGCGATAAAAAGCTGTCCTTCGTTCGGGAAGCCGCCGTCTTCAAAGAACGGAATATGCGGAATATCCACCAATCGAATATCAAACGCCGGAATAAGCGTGATACCCATGACAGACAGGCCGTTGAACTGGATGTGGAACATATCATTGATTGCGTCAATGACACCGTTCACAAGTCCAATGATGGAGTTTGCCATCTGTCGCACAAAACGAGTAATGGGGTTATCGTCCAGCGTCCATGCCGCATACGACAGGGACAGACCCGCCGCCAGTACCGCAAGGCCAAGACCAACACCCGCACCGCTCAGGCACAGCAGGACACCGAGAACGATCAATGCGCCGCTGAGAATACCCGTGATGACCGATACGACTTTCTTAATGGAATTAACCACAAAATCCCAATTCAGGGTAGCAACAGCGCCAAGGCTCAATGCACCAGCCGCCATCAGGCCAAGACCGAGAGGAAGGGCGACTCCGCTTAGAGCAAGGATAGCGCCGACAGCCAAGAGAGCGCCGCCGACAACGGTGGTAATCATGCTGATCTTCTGCTGAACATTGTCGGAGAGATCATTCCAGTTCGGCATGATAGCCGTACCCATTGTGACCGCACCCGCCGCCAGCAGAGCCAGACCCAACGGGATATTCGCCCCGGAGAACGCCAGTGCCGCACCAATAGCGAGGAACGCCACAGATACGACCGTGGTAATAATGGCAATCACATTCTGGATTTCATCGCTCAGGCCATTCCAGTTGAGAGCCATTACGGAAACCAGAGAAGTAGCACCAATCGCCATCAGCGTAATGCCGAGGGGCATACACCCGGAGAAAGCGAGGATAGCGCCGAGTGCCAAGGTTGCTCCACTGACCAGCAATCCTACTCTGGACAAGGGAGAAGCCAGAGCGTCCGGGATACTGTTCCAGTTCAGAGCTGCGGCAGATACGAGCGTAACAGCACCAACAGCCATCAGCGCAATACCCAGCCCGGTTGCGACCCCGGTAAAGGCCAACATAGCGCCTACCGCCAGAGAAGCACCCGCCAGAACTCCCGTTAAGGTGGTCAAAGCGTCAGTGAGGTGTCGGTCACTGTTATGCCAGTTGATAACAGCGGCAGTTACAAGACTTGCCCCGCCCAAGGCCATCAAAGCGATACCGAGAGGAAGGTTCGCCCCGGAGAACGCCATAATTGCGCCAAGAGCCAGCAGGAAGCCGCCGACAACACCCGTAATGAGAGCCAGCGTACTTGCCAGTTCGCTACTCATAGCAGTCCAATTCAGCCCAACGGTAGCCGCAAGGCCGACCGCACCCGCCGCCATCAGGCCGACACCCAGCGGAATATTCACACCGGTTACGACCAGAATTGCACCTACCGCCAGCATAAAGCCGGAAACAATCGTGGTGATCTCTGCGAGAGTGTCTTCGATCATCTTCTGGATTTCACCAATGCGAGTCTGCACAGCGTCACCAAGGAAATCGTAGGTAGGCAAATCGAAATCAAATCCGCCTGCGCCACCAGCACCCGCCCCGGAACCGCTTCCCGTGTTAGGAGCAAAGACATTCAGCTCGTCAAAGCCTGCGGTGTACTGCTTCAACTTCTTAGCAGCACCGGCAGCGTCATCGAGATTATCAGCCAAAGACCCAGCGCCGACAGCAGCGCTATTCACTCCTGAATAGTCCACCTCCGTCAACTTGAAACCCGCAAGGTTGGCAAGGGCATTGGCGATTTCTCGAATGACCTGAACAACAGCGATTGCATAGGGAAGAATTGCGTTTAGTGCGGGAATGAAGATGTTACCGATAGCTCGTGCGGCCTGTGTAAGCTGTGCCTGCAAGATACGAAGCTGGTTTGCGGGAGCTTCCAGCGTTCTCGCCATATCGCCCTGAGCGGTTGTCACCTGAGTCATAATGGCGTAGTATCTCAGCTCGGCCTTTTCTGCCTGCGTCATGTTGGCAACGCTTTCCTTGATACCAAGGTTCAAAGCGGTCTGCTCCAACCGTGCCTGCGACAAATCGTAGCCCAAGCGCCGCAGAGGTTCCAACTCGCCGGAAATACCGGACTGTAACTTCTGCATAGCGTCTTCAATGGAAATATTGAAGAAGGAAGAAATATCGTAGCCGAGCTGTGTCAGGTTTTGGCTCATGAGCTGCGCTCGTTCAGCCGTGTCACCGAAGCCGGTCAGCAGCGTGTTGAAAACGCCCTGATTGCGGAGCCACTGTGCCGGGTCGATACCCATAACATCGGACACCTTTTCAGCGTAGTTTTGAGCTTCTGCGGCATACTGCCCCAAGGCAACCGTGAACAGGTTCAAGTCTTCTTGGTACTTATTGGACTCCGTAACCGCCTGTGCGATAAAATGACCGATTTTGCGGAAAGTGATTGCAACAGCGGCGACATTCAACGCTTTCAATCCACTCGTGAACTTCCCGGTCGTGGTGGTTGCTTTACGGGCAGAAGCGTTGTATTTCTCTGTGCTGGTAATCAGCTTTTGGATTTTGGACGGGAACGCCGAGAAACCGTTGGACACCTTCTGCATTTCATCGGCAAAAGGCTTCATGGCGGCGGCAAGAGCGGTCATCTGCTGTGTAAACTTGTCAATGTCCGCCGCTTCCAAATCCTCGATCACCTTCGGCAGCTTGGAGAGCTGATTGATAAAGGTGGTCATATTGGCCTTACCCAACTCGGAGAGAGGGCGTAAACCGTTGGCAAGGGAAGTCAGCTTGTCGCCGTCCGTCCATTTCAGGCCAGTGAGAGCGGTGTTGATTGCCGTGAGCTGGTTGGCGATGGAGGAAGAAATCTTCACATTTCCAACCTGACTCAAAGCGGTCAGCGCATTGGTAAGCCGGGTGATCTTCTGCGAAGCGTCACCGCTGTTCAAGCCTTTCAGAGAATTGGAAAGCTCCCGAATACCCTGAGCGGTCTTGCTCAGACCCGTTGCGCCGCCGTTGGTAGCGGTTTTCAAACGATTGAGCGTGTTAATCAGGTTTTGAAGTCCTGTGACCGCCTGCGTACTGTCATTGACGATCTGAAACTCCAACCCCTGAATTTCCACATTGTCAGCCACTTACGCCACCACCTTTCTCTTGAAATTTCTTATTGACCGATACCATAAAGGCTTCCATGTATGCCTTGGCTTGGTCGTCGTGTTTTTCTTGAAGCTGCTTCTGCTGTTTCTTATCCTGCCGACTGAACAGCTCGTAGGGGCTTTCCCGATACGGCGTGGGCTTGGTTCCCTTCTTGGCGAAAGCACGAAGAACCGGGGCAGCGTCAATAAGAGCTTCGTAAAAATAAGCTCCTTGGAGCCAAGCGTCTTGATTTCTCAGGTCTTGCCTGATCTGCGCCGCCTTTCGGTAATACTTCACCAATTCACAGTCCTGTTCCCAAAACTGCTCATAGGTCATGCCGATGGAAAGATAGTACGGGAAAACCTCATAAAACTTTGGCGTGTAAGCGAGAAGGGGAGCGGGGCGATGGTCGCCGCCGCCCCCCTCACTTCTGGAAGATCGGTCGCTTACCAGCCGGTCTTCCAGCTCAGGTTTCCCTCGTTGCCCTCCTGCTCAGGCTCGTCCAGCAGACTCAGCAGGGGGTCGTTATACATCTCTACCAGAGCGGCAATCAGCTCGTCCTTGTGGTTCATACGAGCGTAAATGCTGTCGATCACATCACGCTTCACGAACCGATGATGGGCAAGGAACGCACCGGCAAACAGAGCCGGAAGCAGGGTCATAGGCTTGCGCTCCACATCGGCGGCAACGAAGCCGTTCTTCTCCATCGCTTCAACGGTCTTGCGGGTGTATTCCAGCGTGTAGGTCACACCAGTAGTAGGGTCATTGATAGTCAACTGCTTTGCCATGATAAATCCTCCTTATCAATACGGCGATTGTTGGTGTCTTAGGTTGCGGAGAAAGCGATGGGGGTGGAAGGAGCGATGGTGATGTTCATGTTCACCACTTCGTTCACGCCGCCGCCCACGGGATACACGGACAGCTCGCCGTCAAAGCTGAACTTGCCGTTAGAGCCATCGGGAGTAACAGTGCCATCGCTCTCGGTGCCGCCAAACCAGACCGCATAGCTGACCTTCTTGCCTTCCAAAGCCTTGAGGGTCTGGAAATCAGCCAGCGTGTAGTTGGCGGTAAAGGACAGACCATCGAGGGACTGAATACCGGCGATATAGGTCTGCATATTGTCAGACAGCGTGGTAGTTTCCAACATTTCAGGCTCACCGCCCAGATCGGGAAACTCCTTAATGTCAACCAGCTTCTCATAGGTGTCAGCACTGGTACCCTTCTTCATCAGAAAGACCTTGTAAGTGGAAATAGCCATATTACTTTACCTCCTATACAGATTGGCACCGTCCGTTTCAGCCCGATACCGGGCCACCAGGCGGTATATACTTGCGTTCTCCAAATTCGGGATTGGGGACATGGAAATGCGAGTGAAATTGAACTGATACATGAGGTCATCAATGACCTTCATAATGCTTCGGCACTGGGTCTTTTTCCCGGTGGACTTGTTGGAGTAGACATTCACCTCATACATCAGAGTGGCGAACTTCTCCCGGTCACCGTTGCTCATGTGTTCCAGCGTGGGATAATTGTCCTGCTCCACGATGCTCACATGAGGGAAAGAAGACGGTGCCTTGACATACTCACCGCTCACATTGATCTCAGGAAAGGCTTTCCGAAGTGCCTCTGCAATCGGTGTATAAATCTGGCTCTCTACATCAATCACCGAAACACCTCCTTCGCCAGTCCGGGCAAAATCATTTGCAAATGCTTCACGGTTTCGTACATCGACATATTGGCGGGGTTACCCTGGGTGATGACCACGGTAGTACCATCGTCCTTTGCGTGAACTTTTCCGTTCGTGCCGGGGTCACCGTAGTAGCCCCAGGACGGTTGCTTACCATGACCGGCCCCGTATTCGCCCCGGCGCATCCCGAGGTCTGCGGCCTCCGGGTGATTGTCCGGGTAGACAACACCGGTGCCGAACTCAATGAACAGCACGGAGGCCCCTACCGCTACCACGGCCCTGACACTTTGCTCCCGCTGCTCTACGGAAACAGAAACATCATTGGTGCCGTCATACGCCGCCTTTGCGAAATTGGCAGAGGCCACGGAAAGACCTTCCTGGGCCAGCCTGTCCAGCAGAACACTTGTCCTTGCTTTCAGCCAGCTCTTATAGCGGTCAATCTCCCGAATGGCGTTATCAATCCCGGCCACGGACAGGGGAACTTTGATGGTCTTCACGATACAGTCACCTTGCTCACGGCGTAGGAGATGGAATTGAGGCTCTTGGCGACCCGCTTCACGATGTAGTCATACAGGGGGTTCCCGTCATCGTCATACTCCGGCTCCTTGTCTATGAACAGGACGGTATTTTCATCAATCGGACAGGAGAGGTCATCGGTGACGATCACCTTGTCATAGGAGATGAAATTTCCGAACTGCTCAACCTGAGCGGTACCGGTGGCAGCAGAAACATTGTCCCGCCGCTTCACGGCCTCTTTGTAGACCACACGGGTATCTCCCGTTTCATTGCCCTCTTCGTCCTTGACCGCCTCTTTACGGTCATACAGGAGGTACCAGTAAGAGGACTTGTTGCGCTCCATCGTTCTCACGGGGCCACTTCCTTCCGCACGATACCGGCAAAGGGAATGATCTCACGCAACAGGGTGGGAGGCACATCCCCGTCCTCATAGGAGCGGGAAATGCCGTTCTCGCTATGCGCCGTTTCGCCCTCAGCCCCTCGCTTGTTCAGAAGATAGGCCGCAATTTCCACCTGATTGTAGGCGTACTGGTCAGGCACCTTGGTCACGGTGGTATCAAAGGGATAAGCCCGTTTCAGGACTTTGTTGCCAGCGATAGAAAGGTAGGTGGAAAGCACATCCTCGTCCTTCTCGCCGGTCATGGTTTTCAACATGGACAGCTTCTCAGCATCGGTCATGGCTTTTCACCTACCTTTCATCAAATTAGCCGCCAGCCCCGACTTCCTTGGTGTTCACGGGATTGCTGGTATCGTTGGCAATGAACACGCTCCGGCTGTACTTGGGAGCGGTGAAGCTCTGAGCAATGCCGGTGAACTTGCCGTGGTACCACTCAGGGCCGTGGTCAAGGCCGATCTGGCCGAAGAGCTGATACTTCTCACCGGCACCGGTCTTCGCCAGAGGCTCCAGGAAGAAGTTGCCCTTGCCGGGAACAGGCTGGTACACGGGAGCGATCACATTCAGGTTCAGCAGCAGAGCGGTGCCAGCGGGAAGACACTCGCCCAGGTACAGGTAGACCACGCCGATAGGAGTGACCACACTGGACAGGGCAATGCCGTTGATCTCCCGGGCAGCGGGAACCACGGTCAGGCCGTTCTGAACAGCGTCAGCGTTGACCTGGAACAGCGTGGTAGCGTCACACCACAGGCACAGGCCATCGGTAGGGGCGTTGGCCCCGTAAATCTTCTTCACCATGTCAGCAATGTCCCACAGGCCGAGGGGCTTGCTGCTCATGGCCTTGGTGTTGGTAGTGACCGCCTCCACCAGTCCCCGGGTCTTGTTGACAGTAGCATCACTGGTTGCCTTGTTGTAGGTACCCTGAATGAAGGTGAACTCAATGTCCCGGTTGACCTTCTGCATCTTCGCCGCCACCTGGAAGTCCAGCTCATTGATGGGGTTGGCCTGCTGGTTGGCGACATTCAGGCCGGACAGGGTTCCCATGTTGGACTGCTTGGCATAGGAGATGCCGACAGCCTCCATGAAAATCTGCGTCACATTGGTCTTCTGGGTGCGGGTGATGACGCTGGCCTCGGGAGCGGTCAGGGAGGCGGTTTCGCTGATAGAGGGCTGTGTGCCGCCGCCAGTGGTGTACTCCTGGCCGGTCACGAACTCAACATGGTTGGTGGTCTTGGCTCTGCCGCCGATGATGGAGGACAGGGGGCAGCGGGTATTGCCCTTGTTGAAGAGCATACCGGAGTAGTTCAGTACCCCGAAACTGGTAGCCAGAGTATCGGACATAAATCAATCTCTCCTTTACTGGTTATTCGCCTGAGCCTCGGCCTCAGCCTGAGCTTTCAGGCGGGTGTAGTAGGCCACGGCGGTGAAATCACCGTTCTTCTGGGCCTCTTCGATCTTCTTGCCGTAATCCACGGCACCCTCAGTGCCAGAGCCAGAACCGGCCCCGGGCTTGGGGGTCTTCTTGATTGCGTCAGCTTTGACCTTCTTCGCATACTCTTCGAGGAATTTGCTCTGGTTGGCAAAGACCTTGGCACTGTCGCCGTCAGCGAGAGCCTTGGCGGTGTCCTCGGCCAGAGCCTCGTCATAGCCCTGGGACACGAACTTGGCCTTGTAGTCAGCAACGGTCTTGCCCTTGCGGAGATCGGCAAGCTCCTGTTCCATCTGGGCCAGCTTGTCAGCGTCCTCCTGCTTCTTCTTTTCCTCTTCGGAAAGAAGAGCGTTGTGCTTGCGCTTCCACTCGGCGGCCTCGGAGTTGGCCTTGGAAAGAGCGTTCTTCTGCTTTTCCAGCTCGGCGGAATTGTCCTCATACTCGAACCCTTCCAGAGCGGCCAACTTCTGCTCAGGGGTCATCTCGGCGTACCCCTCGATCTTGCTGGTGTCAATCTTTGCCATAACAAATACCTCCTGCGTTTAACAAGGCTGTTCACTCAGCACTGATTTCTGTTTTTGGTGGGGTTTTCTCCCCTTGCGATTAAGGTCTTCCCTGACCATTCAAAGCCTCACGGCCTTAAAACCAAAAGAAAAGGGGCTACCGGTAAAAGCGTTTCCGCTCTCACCGATAGCCCGTAATGGCTGTCACCGTCATCTCTCTATGACGGCCTCATATTTCTTTTTGCTGGCGGTTTCCCATACCACCACTTTGCCGCTTCTCACGGCGATCTCCACTCCCTTGCCCCGGGAGAGAATTTCATTGATCTCCTGAACCGCCTTGGGGGTCAGGTTTACGACCGGGTTCATTTCCCTCGTCACCCTCCTTGGTCTGTTACTGTGCGGCCAGCTTCTCGGCCTTGGCCTCCTGCTCGGCCACATACTCCATGCTCATTTTGTAAGCCACCTGGGGGTCAGAGAACATACCGCAATGGATAAAGGCCAACACCGGTGCAATCTTCGGGTTATTCAGCATCGTGGTCAGAACATTGGCCTTTTCCGAGATATTCTCATAATTGCGGCGGGTGAAGCGAATGTCAATGGCAGACAGCTTCAAGTCCAGATCGCCCAAATCCCGGCAGATACGAAGCAGGAGCTTCAAAAACCGCTTCTCGGACTTCCTGAACATCCGCTCCGAGTCCTTTGCTCTTGCCTCGGCAGCAGACCAGCCATCACGCATGATGACGGCGGTGCCGGTATCGCTGGTAGAAGAGCCGCCGTTACGGTTCGGCATACCGCAGATGGTCAGGACGATGTTATACATACTGTCTACAAGGGTCTGCGTCTGGGTCTGGTTCAGCTCTGCGGTCAGATACTCAATTTCCGCCTTAAACTGCGGGTCAATGTCCTTGAACTTGATTGCGCCCTCGTCCCGCAGCTCCCGGTAGTCTTCGGAAGAAATATCGACATTGTGGAAGAGCATGAGGGACTGAATGAACTGCTCCACTCCGTCAATGCGGTTAGACTCCGTGGTATTGATTGCGTCCAGCAGAGGAAGGACAATCTCAAAGGCACCCAGCCGGGACTTGTTGGCCGGGTATTCAATGATGGGGATGCCCAAATACTGCTCTTCGCTTCGTCTGATTGCCCAGGTATTTTCCACCTCATAGAAGTGGTCATCCGTATAGCAGCTAAAGACCAGAACCCCATCGTCTTTGAGGACATACTTCACGCCCATAATGGGAGGGTTGCCGAGGGCCGTGGAGTAGACCACAAAAGCAAAGCGAGGGTCAAGGGTGTAAATCTCAAAGGGGGCCTCGTCCTCTTCCAGATCAGCTTCGCCGTCCGGCAGCACCATTCTGTACGATGTGCCGCAGATGTGCCACCACTCGGCCAGTTCAGCGTCCTCAGAGGGCTTATCTTCGGACAAAGTGTAGTCATTCAGCCGGGTCACCGCCTCAGCGATACCCTTGTCATCTTTCCGGCTGACATACTGAACAGGCTCCCCCATCAGGTAGCCAACCTTGAAGGACACGATCTCATTGGCCCGGTTCTCAACGACTTTGTTGTTGATTTCAGGCCGAACATCCTTCTTCCGGTAAAGAATGGGCTGATCGCCCTTGTAATACCGGTAGAGGTAGTTAATATCCGCCTGGTTCATGAGGTGAGTGAACAGAGCCTTTTGAAGAACATCAATGATGTTGCTGTCGTTGATCTCGGTCACATCGGCATAGATTACCCTACGACCAAACAATGTCCTGGCTCCCATTCAATCACCTCCCCGCAAAATGCCTTTCTATCACCTCACATCATAGCATAATCTCTAATGCTTGTCAATGGCCTAACTCTTTATAATACCATTGGAGAGTAAAAAGCGCAAGGTATCAGCAAGGCCGTTTGAAGATTTCGATTTTCCCGCCACTCAGCATACGGATTTCATTTTCCAGCAGAGCCAGGGAGTCAGGTGCGTCATCATGCGGCACCTTACCGCTCCGAGTGTAGGTGGTCAACTCCTTCATGAAGTTCCAATACTGACTGCTCCGCTTGTAGGTGGTGGGGTGTTTGAAGTAGAAGTTCTTCTTGATATTGTCGGAGGCAAACTCAATCCGGGTCTGCTTGTTGGAAATGGTACGCTTTGTCCGAATACCGATGGAGTACCCTTGCTGCCGGATAATATCAGCCACATCCCGGGCATAATACTGACCGGCGTTATTGGCCTCGAAGGTGGCGGAGGCGACCTTGTTAAAGATCAGACACTTGGCGCACTCCGGCTTTGTCACCTCGGCGGGAGCATCGTCAAAGACCACATCCACAATGTAGACTTCGGTGCCATAGATGACGGCTACCGGCATGGAGGTGGAGTCAGAACCGCTTTCGGCGGTATCTCCTACGGCAATGATGGTGTCCGGCTCCCGGTCGGGCGGCAGCTCAAAGAAATAGTTCAGTTCGTCCTTGTTGAAGAGAAGACCCTTGGCCTCAAAGGGCTGTTGCTGGAACTCACTCTCAAACTGCTCTGCGCTCAGAAGCTCCCGCTGCTCCCGGAAGTAGGCGGTGGTGAAAACCTTTTTGCCCTCCCGCTCGTACTCATAATTGCTCTCGTCCGTCACGAGATCGAGTGCGGGTATCTCAATCGCTCTCCAAGCCCAGCCTTCCCGCTGTGCGTGTTCCTGCACACGACCGATGGGGTCATACAGGGAATAACGAGTGCCGGTAAAGACCATCGGCGTACCTTCAATGGCACGACCCATAATATCGCCGGAGATCACTTCCCACTTGTCATCGAGCCGCTGGCGGTTCTTCGCTTCCTCACGACCCTCTACGCAGTCATCGAGGTAGAGGACATTGGTAGCTTCGGACAAGCCCACCTGTCGAGCGTCAATGGAACGACACATGATGGTGGGGAAACGGGATTTGCTTTTTAGGTTCACCGTCTTCGTGTCGGCGTTGGTCTGTACCAGCCGTGCGTCCGGGAATACATCGTAGAACAGATACTCGTTAGGGACTGTCAGGTATTCCAGACAACCATTGTAGAAGCTCTTTACAAGGTCATCACCTGTCCCTTCCATCAGGGTCGAGCGGTCAGGAAACTTGCCGGAGAGCATATTCACAAAATTGATACCTGTTTGTGACTTACCCGCTCGTTTCGGCATGGAAATTGTCAAAAGGCGCAGCTTCCCGTCCAGAACATCTTGGAACCCCTGCACCATCGGTCTGAGATAGTGCTTGCGTGGTGCATAAAACCGCTTTTCCGGCTTGCGGTCGAGTTCGATATAGGTCATGAAGGAGTCAAAGTCATGGGGTGCTTCAAAGAGAAGACACCGCCGCCATTGTTCATAGAACTTCGCCCCGCCGCCACGGACTACCTGATCTGCGGAGAGTGCCAGCAGCTCCTTGTTCACCTTATGCGCCGCCGAGAAATCCTCGGTTTCCCACTCCCGGCACAGAGAAAAGAGGTCGCTGTACGCCCCATTATCTCCCGGTCGGCGGTCGATCACGGCTCGAATAGAGCCGGAGAGTTTTTCATAATTCATGTGCATTTCCTTTCCAACAAAAAAAACGAGCTACCCGTGTATTTCTACACAGATAGCCCGTTATGGCTGTCACTCCTGCCCTTGCAGAAGCCGATTATCTGGATTTTGCCATCAGCTCGGCAAATTCCCTACTGTTTTTCTTGACCGTTCTCTCAATCAACCTTCCGTTGCTGTAAAGCACCCTGAAAAGAACGGTAGCAGAAAAGATGTTTCGGGATTGGCTCGTAGCCTTTTTGATGCCGCTAAAACCTCCTACCACGGCACCGGCGCCGCCAAACATCAGACCGCCAACCGCCGCTCTACCGAGAGATACATTTTTGCCCCGGCTAATTGACTCCTGCCCCATGCCATCATCACAAGGCTCAGCGGCAACCGGAACAGGCTTTCCAACTTGCAAGGGGAAGGTGGGATATTCTTTTCGGAAATCCTCAATGAGATCACTCCATTCTTTATCCGGCAAATCCCAAACGCTTTCTGGTTTATTTCCATTCATCGCCACCAAAGCGCCCGTAAGTGTTGCGTTATCCGAGCTGACCATGATTTCAGTTCCGTCTTCCAGTTCCCTCAGATAAAACACAAACGGGAGAGAACCCTTCCCCATGCGAAACTTTGTCCGAACCTCAATGCTCTCATTCGGACACTCCTGTTTAACAGTACAAGAGTGTTCACAGACTCTTTTGATAAGCTGATAGCTTTCGCTGGTAGTCATGGGTAATGAAAACTGATAGTACGCCATTATCAACCAACCTTTCTCGACCGGTCATACCATGTAGACCGACTAATGCCGAGTTCTCGGCAGCAATCCGCCACAGTAATGATACCGTCTTTTTGTTTTTGAGCGAGTTTTTCAAACTGCTCGTTGTCAATTTCCTTCAATTTGCGACCTTCCCGCCAATCGGGGTCATGCTCACGCTTCATGGCCTTACCCATACTGGTTCTTTCAACGATCATGTCCCGCTCGTATTCAGCAAACGCAAGCATGACCGTGACCATGACTTTTCCCATCGGGGTATTATCCGCAACGCCCATATTAAGAATATTGACCTTAACACCCCGTTCCACCAGATCACGAACCAACATGGCTCCTTCGGGAGCGGTACGGGCAAAGCGGTCGAGCTTGCACACCACCAATTCGTCACCGGGTTCCAGCTTAGAGAGAACTTCGTTGAACTTCGGCCTGTCAATCTTTGTGCCAGTGTAAGTGTCCAGTAGGATATGCTCTTGGTCGATACCCTGAGTCAACAACTTTTCAAGTTGGTCTTCAAGTGACATACCATAGAGCCGTTGCCCTTTGGAACTGACTCGACCATATCCCCATCTCACGGCCAGTCCACTCCCATATCGGAGAGACAAGCCTTAATGTCCTCCCATACTTCCGGCTTTCCGTAGCTTTCGTCAGAAGCTCGAATATACGCTGCCACCCGGCTATGAGAAATGTTAGTCCCCTTGGTGTGCCATAACCGCTCTGTAAGATCACCAATGCGGTATCCCTTCTCTTGCAGTAAGGGTTTAATAGCCTTAAAACTCATGATTTGTAAGTCACTCCTTCGTCATCACCGTCTAAAATCCATTCTCCATCACCATTGATTGACTCCACTACTAATTCAGCGTCCAGTGCGTCCAACCAACGAATAAATGTTTCGAGCCGCATACCCATTCCGTCATTTCTTGAAAGAGGGACGGAAATGTGGTTGGCTTTATCGAAGCCGAGCCGTGCCGCAACCTGTTCCTGCGTCAATCCAGCTTGCTTCGATAGCAAGATGATAATTTCCTTCGCTGTCAAGGCGATACCTCCTTTGCTAACGATTGTTAGCCGTTGTTCCATATATCTATATAGTGCTATTTTTCAACATATAGAATCTTCATAGACATTTACTAACATTTGTTAGTTATGCGGGATTGTCTTCGGACTGGTCAATTACGATCTGGTCAGCTCTGCGAATACCAGATTTTCTTTCTTGAATAACAATTTCGTATCCAAGAACATTCAACATCTCTACTGCGCTGTTGAATGACATATTCTCGCTTCTTAGTCTGGAACTGATTTCATTTCCACGCTGTTTCCCTAAAGATTTCGCCATTGAAAGCAGAGAAATATTCTTGCTTTTCATCAAACTTCTAATGGCTTGGTTGATATACATTTCAATCACCTCTTGATGATATGATACACTGAAATAATTCAGTTGTCAATAGAGAAGTGCAAAATATTTTCAGTTGACTGAATAAAATGAGGGGGATGTTAAACTGACACCCCAATGCTCGAAAATTGCCTTTTTAATTTTTGCGGATTTTTCAGAAATACCTATCGAAAAAAGCGCCTTTTAGCTTAAATCGCCATTCGCCCCTAACCTCGCCCTCGCTGCCGCTGGCATATCCCCCGCCCCCGTCACCCATTCACGCCGCCCCAATCAGGCCGAAAAAGCGCAAAAACAACCGCCCCGGAATAGCACCGGGGCGGCGTTCACTTATTCAATTTCAATATTTCAATCAGGATTTGCACCGGCAGCAAAAGCAACAAAAGAATTAAATACACGCTTTCACCGCCTTTCAACCCACGCACACCCAAACAAAAGCGGGGTTATATTTGCGGCCTTTATATGGCTTTACCGTGATATTACAAAAACAATTTGCAACCTCTTGCGCCCATGTTTCATAACATATAAACGCTTGCACCGTATCGGGGGATACAAGATAGCAGCTTGCGCCGCCGTGCTTTTTCCTTGCGTATACCATGCTTTACACCCCCGTTAAAATACCGTATCAACAACGGTTAGAATTGTTATCCATAGATCAATATATTGTGTGCTGTATCCGGTATAATCGCCCTTGTCAAACTCTGTTTTGCCCGTGATAACATAACCAACTTGTTTTACGCCCCCGTTTGATAGATCAACGAACATTTCCGACTTGTTTTTAATGGCATTTTTGGAAATGGTAATGTAATGTTTTTCTTCCACCCGTTCCCGGTAAATTTCAAGCGCATTTTCCACGCTATCCGCATCTATACGCATATCCGAAACAATACCGCTGTCAATGTACCACTTTTTATTGTTGTATTCTTTCATTGTTGCCGTTGTTTTAAAAATGTAATTCATAATTAAACCCCCATTTTAATACATTCATCGAGCGGAATTTTATACCCATGCACCCGGAAAAATGCGCTATCTTTCCCGTTTGCGGGGTAGTAGATTTTGCAACGGTGGAAACGCTGCGCCGCTTTCCCGCCATACCAACAACCCGACACGCAATAGACAAGATCATTTATTCCGTATTCAATACCTTTGATTTCAAGGCCATTCAAGCCGCTATAATAGGCGATACTTTCCCGGCTTTCGCAATATTGCCGTTTATTCATGATTGCAAACCCCCTTTATAAAATCCCTTGCAAGGCTTTTCAGGCTTTCCCGCTGTTGTTCATAGGAAAGATTATAATCATAGCGGATTTTTTCGGCTTGCTTTTCGTACCGTTCCCGCAATTCATAAGACGGGCGAATATTTCCAAATGGGGCATATCCTGTTACAATGGCAACTCCGCCGCCCATATCGTAAATATCAGCCGCCCACCCCTCACGGCGTACCGTGTACGCAACGGGGCTTTCATAATTCAAAAGGGTTTGTAATCCGCAATAGGGAACGCAAATAATTTTATTGTAATTCGCCCGGATTGCCTTTTGTGTTGTCTTGAATTTCATTTAATACACCCCTTTCAATAATTCATGCTGTTAGCCGCACGGCGGTAATACATAGCTTTCAAACTTTCGGCGGGGGTCATATCCGCCGCTTTCGGCTTTTCCGTTTCTACCGGCTGCATATCCCACCACGATTTCCCGCCGCCGTTCATATCATAGAATGAAAGAAAACTATTTACATGACGCATTGTAGTAGCGGAATAACCGCCCCACATACGAACGAACCGCCCCGCCGCCGTGATACGACAAACAAAAGTATTATAAGACTGTAAAACTTTTTCGCCGTTGTCCGTTTCAATGACTTTTGCTTTTCCATAAAAACTTTTTGCCCGGTCATAACCGCAAACGGGTAAATCAAAAATCTTTTTCATAATATAAGCCCCTTTCAAATTCAAGTTTAGCACTGAATTTATTTTGTGCTTTTAATATACACTGAATATTTTCAGTTGTCAACCCCTAAACACAAAATATTTTCAGTGTTTTTCTTGACGCTTTCCACTGTCCGAAAACTCAAAAGAAAATGTACTATCTATATTGCTAACAACTGTTAGTCAATGTTTACCTTCTTTTTATAGTGGTATTTTTCATATATATAAACTTGTTGAACATATACTATCACTTGTTAGCAATTAACCCGATCAGACCGAACCCCGGCAGCGCCCACCGGCACCAGCCGCCCCGCCTGCCCGAAAAGAGAAAAGCCGCCGACCCCGTGGGGAGATCGGCAGCTCTGTCAAAGTCGTAGACCCTCGCCGGAAAGTCGCAAAGTCGTTCGGGCAAAAGTCGTAAAGTCGCTCGGCATAGTCGTAAGCCATAGTCGCAAAAGTCGTGAAAGTCGCTCAGTCCTCCGAGTCATAGTCGCTGGACGCACCTACCACATCTTCGAGATACTTCTTCTCCAAGTCCTCGGCGGGAACCTGATCTCCAAGCTGCTGGTTGGGTGTCAACACGACCTCCTGCTTGTCCGCATAGCCGAAATGGTTCTTCATGAGGAAGATCGCTGTGACGGGGTTGACCTTTCCGTTCTGTGCGTAATCTTCCATTTGTGCGTTCAAAAATTGATACGCTTTTTTTATAAGGTCACGGCTTGCGGGGGGTAAATAGTCGCTGTCGATACCATTAGCCCATGCCCACAATGTTTTCCTGTGTACTCCGAAAGCTAATGCCATTCCTGCAACGCTTGGCTTCATATCGTCCTCAGCACAGATTTCAAGATACTGACCAATGCGTTCCTTAACCTGTGCAGGCTCTTTCATGTCAGGGGTTTCCCAATCCCACATTCTCAGCGAGTGGGTAATATATTTCCGATTTTCACCCGGCTCCATGTGAACGCTCAGAGCGTCAGTTCTGTCAGGCCGCTTATTTCCGCCAGTACCCTTCGGTCTGCCCCGACCACGCTTTTCTACAATTTCATCTGCCATAGTCGTTTTCTCCTTTCAAAGTCGCCAAGGTGATAAAGGTGAGTAATCGGGTGCATTTCCCTATAACTATTTCTATATACGCGCGTATAAGAGAGAGTTATAGGCATTTATGCCCGATTACTCACCTAACTCACCTAAAATACGAAAAACAATTTTCAAAACACGCCAATTTGAAAAAAGTCTTTGCAAAAACACTCACCTTTATCACCTTTGTCACCTAACTACCAGTCGGCATTGATGACCACTTTGTTTCCGTGGGCAAGTGCTTCCGCCACAACACTCTCCACACCGTCCCAGTTGTAGACCTCTTTCTTCACGGCGTAATCGACAAGCTGCTTTGCCTGCTCGTTGTTAAGAACCATGTCCTTACCATACCAGTCGTTCTCCTTGGTTCGCTTCTCGTAAGGAACATAGTAGCCGAGCCTTTCCAGAAAGTCGTACCAGAGCCGACCACCGCTGTCGGTGCTGGCGATGTCCACCGTATTGATGAACTCACCACAATGAGGGCAGCGAACATCTTTGCGTTCCATGACTACAATATCAAGACCCACTCTATAACACCTCCAAGGCAATTTCCAAAAGATCAATTAGATCATGAATGTGCCGAGGATTTAATTTTGTTTCTCGCTCGATTTTATCCAAGTGATAAAGAACAGTATTACGCTGCATGGGCAGGGTATTAGCTACGGCGGTAACATTCAAATTGTTTTTCACCATAGCTATCACGATTACCGCTTCCAGATTAGTCATTACCAATCTCCTTTCGCAGCTCGTCATAAAGTTCCGAAAAGCGGCGGTTCCAGTGGCGCAGTCGCCATAAGAATAGACAGCCTACAACAATCCATTCAACGGCGGCGATAATTGTCAGAATGTCACTCATGCTCTATGCTCCTTTCTCGCAAAGCGGTTAAGCAACACGCTCACGGTGAGCTGACCAATCCTGTTCACATAAGGACAGTTGAAGCGGTCAGGGTGAGGAACACTATTGCCGAGGTCGATGACCAGATCACGAGTGTTGTAGGAAATGTCCTTCGTGATAGTCGGCGTGGCGTAGATCACCACATCACGGTTCATCGTGGCTTGCAAAAGACTCTTGGTTTTGGAGTGCGCCACCGTCACAGTTGCGTTACCGAGGGTGAGGTACTTTGCCAAGTTCTGAACGGCGTGACCCCGGCCTACAATGGTAATGTCCTTAGCGTGAACCAAGTCCAATGCCAGCAGGAGCGCCAAAGTCGCCTGAGACACCGATGACATTCCCTGTGAGTAGGAATGGTCAATGTCAACCTCGGCGGTGAGCTTAATGTCAGACGGGACGGTTTCTCTGTCCACTACCACGGCCTTGTACGGAGGGCATGGGTACTGAGTGAGGTCACAGTCAATGCCTAACAGGTCAGCCTTGCGCTTGACCGCTTTCAGAAATACGCTCTCGTAGGAACCCAACAACAGCAGTCTGCCGGTAGGGTGAAAGCGGGTGGTTTCTTCGTCCAAGGTGGCAGAAAGCGTTTTGATTTGCTCCATTACATCATTCATAGTGCTTCTCCTTTCTTTCAAAGTCATGGAGGGAGATCATCTTTTCACGGGTGAGTTTGTCAACCACTCGACCGATCTCCGAGTAGCCGCAGACCGCCGCCAGCCGTTCAAGGTTGCCCTTGGTCTGTGCCGTGACTACGATGGAAATACGGCGAAGGTTCTTTTTCTCAGTCTTCATCGCTTTCCTCCGTGAACACGGTTCCCTCGAACCCTTCTGCCCTGCCAAGAAGTCTCCACAGACCTTCTTCCTGTTCGCCGCAACAGGGACATGATTTTGCGGCGATTTTTCCGAGTTTCTGAGGAAAGTCCTCGTCTTCCTCAACATACAGAAGGTGTTCACATTTACGGCACATGAAGACGGTGAACATCGGGGGTAGTGGAATAGGCCGCTTTCGTCCACAACGATGACAAACCCACTCGTGCTTCCAGTCTTCACGAGTCATTTCATTGCCACATACACACTTTTTACTCATATTTATCCTCCATTCGGTCGCAATCATCAGAGATTGCACAGTCTTCACAGCCCTTATAATAGAAGCAGTTCCGGCAACTGGAAATGACAGGCATACACCGCTCGGCGTATTCTTCACAGTTGGCAACAGGGCAAGTGCCATCAACGCAGGCAACGCCCACATAATCAGGACAGTATTCAGGCTTCATCATCGCTGTCCCCTTCCGTCAAAGCTCTTGCGAGATCGTCAATGTACTGGTGCATAAGCCTATCAGCTACGCTGTACTCGTCCTGACACCAGAAAGAGAATTTCAGGTGCAACAACTCATGCACCAATGTCTTTTCAAAGTTGAACGGTACAATGCGGTCGCCATAGCAGGCAGGGTTGATGATTTCAATACGAGCGGTCTTAATTGCTTCTGACCACTCGGTACAGCCTGCGGTATTACGCACCATCATTTCTTCCGGATGAAGGTGGGTCAACAGCTTTATTCGCCACTCCTGCAAGCAGAGTTTTCGCTTCCACTTTTCCAGCAGGGCGAGTTCTTCATTGGTGGCAATCATACTGTCACCTCCTGTTCACGAGGGAGTTTTACGGTGTTACCATCTTTCAGATCGTCAGTGCTGAGTTGATAGGACACCAACTGCATACCGTGAGCCGTGACCTCTACACCATTGAAGAACCCTGCAATAATGCCATCGGGAATATCAAGAGTAATTTTCATCACGGACGCTCCTTTACAATGCGGATTTTTCTTAGCCGCTTGCCACACCGCTTACAGACTTCATAATTGCTATGCCAACGGTGAGAACCATTACGGCACTTGACCTGAATATGAACATACGGGTCTGCTGTGTGGATACCGAAGCGGCAGAGGATAGAATTACATGACCGGTTCATTAAGACGCTCCTTTCAGTCTGAGGTTCTTGTAGACGGGGTAGCCCTGATACACGACCTTGCCGCCGTGCCACTCAGGGTGCGTTTCCATGTCGGCGTTGAACCGTTTGGCGGAACAGGCAAAGTACCCGTTGGACTTGCACCAAATCTTGTAAGCGTCAAACAGGGACTTCGAGCGGGTGTTGACCCCTTCTGCCTGCTCACAGCGTTCTTCGAGGAACTGCAAGCACAAATCGTTGTCACGCTCGTACTGGTTGACCACCTTCCGCATGGCGGGGGACATTTTCAGGCCGAACCGCTTGTACTTGAAGTACCCGGCGACCAGCCAAGCGAAAATGCCCTGCATGGCTTCCTGTGTCTGAAACTCATTTTTCAGGTTCTTGTCCTGTTCCGCTTCGGTGAAATGGCGGTTGAACTCAATGACCCGCACACGGTCGGAAGCGAACAGGGACTTATCGCTGACGGTGGGAAGATCGTTGCAGGAGAGCCAAAGGGTGAACTGCGGCAGGAAGGTTGTAGCAGTCTCATAGAGGTTCCGAGCCTTGATTTCCTCGCCGCCCGTGAGCTGCTTGATTGTTTCCTCGTCCAGTTTGCCATACTGATTACTCTCAGCCATCGTGACGAACCGTTTGCCTTTCAGAGAAGCCAGCATGGGGTTCGCTGCTTCGGCGTTCTTCGACCGCTCCGCCTTGCAGATGATCGACACGGGGGACACGGAAGCATAGTCACCGAGAAGGTGGTGAATTGCCGAGAGCATGGTGGACTTACCGTTGCGAGTGGTCTTGCCGTGAAGAATGAACATACATTCCTCGTTCGCCATACCTAGCATAGAGTACCCCAGCGCCTTTTGCAGATAGTCAGCTTTGTCTTCATCATTGCAAGTAACCTCTGCAACGAACTTCTCCCAGCGGCGGCACCGTGCGTCCTGCAAGGTATAGTTGAAGTTGGTCTGCATGGTCAGGAAGTCGTGCCAGTCATGCTCCCGGAACTCCATCTTTTCGAGGTCGAAAGTTCCGTTCTTGCAGTTGATAAGGTAGGGGTTTGCGTCAAACTCCGCCGAAGCGATAGGAAGCACACTGGCAGCGTCCTTCATCAGCCGGTCACGGAAGCGCCGGTCGCCCATCTTTACGATGAACTTCATGTACTCGGTGCGGCGTTCTTCATTGGCGATCTCGCCGCAGTAGAGAGCCATCAGGCGGCAGAACTCTTTGATCTTCTCCGCTACCAGCAGAGAACCCGTGTCCTTACGCCATGCCCCCTCGGAGTAGGTGAACCAGCTTTTCGCTTCGGGGCAGTAGCGGGTATAGTTTTTATAGCACTCGGAAAACAGCTCCGCCATGCCGGACTCGTCCCACGAATACCCCGTTCCGCTGATCGGGTGGCTATGCTCAGGCTGTGCTTCCTTAATCTGAAACATCACTCTGGACTGAGCTTCGTCCATGATGTAACGACCGTTAGAGAGCTGGAAAAGAGCCTGTTCTTCGGGAGCTGTCATAACTTCATCACTCATGGATTTCACCCCTCTTGTCTTTTCTGTTTGGGTTAAAGTTGGAAAGTGCGCTTTTACAAGCTCGGACACCCATCTTATAACCGTCTTGTTCACTACCGCTTATACGCTTGCGATATATCCGCTCTTTATCAAGTAGGGCAGATAGCGCCATCTGCAAACTGTCATATTCGAGTTTTGTCATTATTTATACCTCCCCCCCCTCCCATAGAAGAAAGCGTTCTTCAAAGCGGTGTCCACATGACGCATGATCTCAGGCGGCAGAGTGCAGATGTACTCCCAGTCATCGGATATATCTACGACACGCACCTGTTCACATTCAACCATGCTCGGCTGTAAAGAACCCCAAGTGACCGCCACATGGGTCGGCATTTCCAGTCGCTTGATTTTAGTGGTCAGGGGAACGACAATGCTGGTGGAAGAAAACTGATTGCCGACATTGTTTTGCACAACCACCCACGGACGCTTACCGGCCTGAATATGACTGTTGGCAAGCATGGGAACATCAATGACAACAACATCGCCACGCTGATAAGGTTTCATAATTACCTCCTGTATCTGGTCACGCTGTTAACAATCAACTCGACCTCGGACTGAGGGAGCGGCGGCTTGCAAGCCTGTTGATTGGCGTATAACAGCTCTTTGTAAATCTCTGCTTTGGTGTATCCTTGGTTATGGAGCTGACCCGCCAGAGAAGTCAGGCTGAGGTTCCGGCTTCCCGGTGTGATAGGCGGGTATTCAGGCTTCAAATGCAGCTTGCCGTTTTCAGGGCGGCGATAGATGGGAGAATAGATACGCTGAGGGGCGACCGTACCTGAGCTACTTTCCTTCGGCGTGTCGGGAAAATACTTCTCGATCACATAGTCAATCGCTGACTGGTTTTCAATGATCTCGGAAAAGATCAAAACCTCGCCGGTCATGATGAAGTACCGATTGCTCTTGTAAATCTCCACGGAGGCACGGTTGTTCTTGCCCTTGAAAGGCAGCTCACCACGAACGAGAATATGAACCCCTCTCCCGCTTCTGGACTTTTCCGTGTAGGACTGACAATGACCGATAATGTCAGCCGCCAGCGGGTTTAGAAGCCCATCAGTAAAGCCATCGTCAATGTCGATACCTACAACCCCTGTATCGTGAAACACATAGCCAAGACCGTCATAGTAGCCGTGCTGGACATTGTGTTCAGCGTCAATGTAATTCGACCATGTATCAGGATTAGAGGAAGAAGCCGCCTTTCTCACGGTGGCCTGCATGGGAACCTTTGACCCGTCCCACACATTGACCCATGCCTTTTCCCCTCGAAGTTCGGCGGGTATATTCAAATAGCTCATAGGCTTACCTCAGCTTTCATACGGACTCGGTAAAGACCAATCCCATCTATCACCGCCACGGTAGGCGTTGCGGAAGTGGTTTCTCTCGCCATCGCCAGAGAACCACAGGTAATCCGCAGGGAGGACACGACCGACCTCAACCTGACCTTCTCTCTCTGCATACCAGCTGGTCAGTACATCTATACAGAGAGTAATCAAACCATCATCGACCGGGTTTTCCTCGTTGTACCCTACAAATTGTTTGGGTGTAGTCACGACCGTTATAATGTCGCCGTAGCCATGATCGACACGGTTGAGCGCACACCACACACAAGCGGCTTTCTCAGCGTCAGAGCTGACCCCTCTGGCTTCTCCCCATAGCATTTTCGCCAGTACAATCACTTCCTCGTCTGTCCACGGCTGAGGTGCCACCTCCGGCTCTGGCTCCGGGGTGACTACCTCTACCACCTCGACAACGGGAGAAGGTTTTTCGACCTCAACCGTGGGTAATTTCAGACAGAGGACTGCGACAATGGTGACGAACCATAGGAAGATTGAAAATCTCAGCCCTCGCAAGGGGTCTTAGACTTGCTGGACTTGGGCTTTGTCGAGGTTCCAGCAAAATAGAACTTGCCATCTACGCAGATGGGGAAATCGGGAAAGAGCTTGCTGGCGGTCTGTGTTCCACGGGAACAAATCTGCTCTGCCGCCGCCAGCGACATTTCATCTTTCACGAAGTCCTTTCCAGCAGCCATGATATACGGCACTTTGCCGTCAATGCTTTTCAGTTTCATCGGGTTCTTTCCTTTCTTTGTTCCATGCTTCAACATCAACGCCGATACGCTTCAACATTTCTTTGCAGAGCCATGTGTAATCGTCCGGCATTTGATAATACTGGATAAGGCGGTCATGCTCGGCGGAGAAAGCGTCATAGAACTTCCGCAGGCGCTTCTTGCCGAAACCAAGGTGAACATGGAGGGTATAAAGCACCATAGCGTCAATGTCATCGGCGTAGCGCCTGTCGGCTTCCACAATCTGACGATTGATTTCCATGTCCATCGCTTTCTTCTCGGCGGCAGTTAAGACCGCACCGAACACCTTACCGCCAGCTTTCTTAATCCTCATACCTCAATGTCCTCGAAGAAGACGGGATAGGTCTGTTTCAGCAGGGTCAGGAGCATATTGGCAACGACCCGCATATCAGGGTGAGCCACTACGGGACAGCGCATACGGCAGAAATGCCGCCATTCTCTGAGATCAGCGGTCATGACCACCTCGGTTTTCAAACTGTTCGGAAGGACAGATCGAGCTTCCTGCGGGGTGCAACCCTCGTTCAGCAGATCGAAATAGGCAACCTCGGCGTTTTCGCACGACCGCTTCCAGATGTGGTAGGTCGAGTCGGTCTTGGCGAAGGTCGAGGGACGAATGACGGTGATCTCGCCACCGAAGCCCTCTTTGCCGTAATTGCAGTATCGAGTAGACTCCTGACAGAACGCAGCCAGACGGTGACGGACAATCTCATGGCTCACGCCCCGGTCGCAGACGAAGCGAACAGTAAGAGAGCCATGCTCAATGACAGCTTCGTGACCACGCTTGATAATGCCCCGGACGAACTTCTCTGCGCTTCCGTCCGTGATCTTGTCCTCGGACTTGTAGCAAGTGCGCCCTGCGGCTTCGATGGTGGTCAGAAGGGTCTTATAATCGGGAGCGTTGATAAGCTCCACAAAAGGTTCAATGATTTTCACTTTCAGACTCCCTTTCATACCAAGGTTTGAAATTGACAATCTGCTCGTAGAGCTTGTCGGCTCTACCATTGAAACAAATTGTGCGGTCATCGACATGAACGATGGAAGGAACTTTTCTCGCTTGAATTTGTACCGTTGGAAACCCGTAGTGTTTCAGCCATTCAGCAATCGCCGTCTGTCCCTCAAAGGACTCCGCACGAGAAGAACAGATGACTACACATAAACCATCTCTTATGAGTTGTTCAATGACCTCTTTAATTCCTTCTACGGGAGGGTCGGGGATAACTGCGGCACCCTTCCAGCCGCTTCGGTAGGAATGAATTACGCCATCGAAATCGAAAGAAACCGTTGGGATATACATACTTCACACCCCCGCAACATGGCTTGCCAACATATCGGCTTGGTGCGTCCACAGTACATTCGGGTACTGACTGACTGCTCTGGTGTAATCGTTCCACTCAGACTTGTCGGTGAAAGCGCCCATGTGGTAGCGGATACACATGATTTCTTCATCAGTCAGTGTGTAGAACTGAGAGAGAAGCATGACGGACTTATCGCCGTGGCCTTTCAGAAGGGTGTCGGGGTTGTACTCCCACGCCTGTTCGTCATAGATTGATGTGCGCCCACCATTAAATTCTTCAATGTGGCCTGTTACCGGGTGGCGGTACTGGTCGATCTTGCACAGGTCATGGAACATACCCACAATGTAGGGAGAACGAGACTTACGCCAGATCAGGTGATTGTCCTGAGTCAGCGTCAGGAGGTACTTCGTGACCATGTAGGAGTGTTCCAGAAGACCGCCCTCATAATTGCCGTGGTACTTGGTGGAAGCAGGGGCGGTGAAGAAGCCGTAGGCCATCAGGTACTCCATCAGGCCATCAGAAACAACAGAGGTTCCGTCAGGCAGCTTCATGAAGTTCAGAAAATCAGTCACTTCGGACTTTGAGAAGCAGTCAGGCATTTTCGTACTCCTTTCTGTGAATACTCTTTTCGCTGTCGAACCCGTCAGGGTAACGAGCCAGCAGCTTATCGACATTGTGCTGTGCCACATATTCGAGGGTCACACCCAAGCCGGTCGCCAACTGTGCGACATACCAGAGAACATCGCCCAGCTCGTCAACCATCTTCATCGGGTCGAAAGCATGACCCTGAAACTCGGTCTTTTTCAGAATGTCAATGCACTCTCCGGCTTCACCGTTCAGACCGTAACAGCCGTTGCGAACCTTATCCCATGAAGTCAGGTTGCCGGAGGTACGCTCGGCAGCTTTCTGATAATCATTCAGCGTCATCGTCAGCGACCTCCTTCTCCAACTCTGCATACAACATCGTGTGCATATAGACGGACTCGGACTGGCCGATAGGCCGCAGAACGGTTCTCTTTTTCAGAGTCCACCCATCACGCAGAGCCGCATTTACTTCATCGTCAAAGATGGTGGGATTGTCCAGACGATTCCGAATGGTTTTAATCTGCAACATCTTCCGCAACCTCCATTTCCAGCACCGTCATAATGGCGTAGTTGGCGAGGTCAATCAGGGTGTCACGGATAGACTCGTCATTGACCTTCTGCTCACCGCTACGGGAGAGGGTTTTGAAGCGGCTAAACTTATCTCCCAACCGGATACGAGCCATCGCCATTCCTTCTTCAACGAAGGTCTGGTGAAAGCTGTCACCGTAGTCATGGTTCTTGCGCTCATAGAGATCGTTGATCTCTTTACAGATTTCAGCGTGGCGCTGAACCTTGGAGAGCGAACAAATATAGGCTTCTGCCATTGTAGCTTATCCTCACTTTCAACATAGTTTTCAACATACCATTGGCGAGGGAGAGCCTTTCAAATTAGCCCTCCCTCGCACCCGGTATCAGCCAAGGAGAGCTGCCAAATCCATCGGTGTCTTAGGAGCGGCCTGAGAAGCCGCAGAAGCGGTTTTAACAGCAGAGGTAGTAACCGTATTGCCAGCGCCACCCCAGCCCTCAGAGGGGCGCTTATCGGCCAGACGGACGAAGGTAATGCTCTGTCCGGGCTTCTTCTTGTTCTCCTGAACATCATGTTCCACATCGCACTCAATGAAGTGACCAATCAGGTCGGTGTGGTCGATCTCGGTCAGGTCGAAGTTACCGAGGGCAGTCTTGGCGAAGTAGCTGAAAGCGTTGTATGCACCCTCGTTGGGAGAGCCATCGGATTTCAGCAGAGAGAAGCGCTCGATGTGCTTACTGCCGTTCTGCGTCTGCATATAGATTTCCAGCTTGCCGAAGTCTTCCTTGTACTTCACATCGGTAATCTGAAAGACATGAGTACCTTCGGGAATGAGGGTGAAACCCTCGGTGAGTCCGATTTTAGCCATTGTTTTTGTCCTCCTGTTCGTTGTTCAAAATGTTGTATCCGTCTTCGTAGATTACGGTCAAGCCGTAAGCACAGGCGGCTTCATGCTCGATACGGCAACCACGGGTTTTCTCCCAACCGTGACAGAAATATGCGGCGTGACACAGACTCATGTTTTCCAGAGATTTTGCTAAGAAGCACAGAGGGATTTGCACCACGCCCCGCTTCTTCATGCTTTCGCTGCTGTACCATTCATCGGTAAACAGAGTGTTCACGATTTCGTATCCCTGCTCTTTCAGAGCGGCGATAGCCTTTTCACGAGTGGCAACGATTTCCTCTTGGGTCTTACCAGCCATCGGCTGACTCAACATCGCTTTCATATCACTTGTTCTCCTTCATGGTGTAGAAATTGAGCTGTTCTGTGTACTCACAGGGGAAGATGATACCAACCAACTGGTCTTCGTCATCGGGGTACTTGGCGTACTGCTTGACCAGCAGGGCTTTCGGTACGCTCTTGTCGCTTTCCAGATCGTAAGCGTACAAGATTTCGCAGAAATCAGACTTCTCGATCAGCGACCAGTCATCATTGGTGATGGGAAGGGTCATGGTGCTGTCCTGCGTGGCGAAGATACGGACACAATCCTTGATTGCACCGTCCGGCTCAGGCATTACCGCCTTGACCAACGTGGCGTACTCGGTGCAACCAACCTGAGAAATCAGGCGACCAAAGCCATCAGGCATTTTCTCGTTGCTGTACCCGGTCACGCTGCGGATACCATCAGGAATGAGCATAAGTACGGACGGGGAAGCAAGCCAGCGTTCGTCCATGTACTCGTAGATAGCGCCGCCATCAGGGGCGAGGGACTTCACGAACTTGGAAAATTTCATAATTAAACCTCCGTTACTTTGTCATAGAATACGAAGATGGTGGACTGGTCAGAGTGAATATCACGAGCCGCTGTGAACAAAACCCCAACAAAATCGTCATCGGCATACTGGTCGAGAAGTTTGAGCAAATCATCTTTGCTCAATCTCTGCATACTCTGCGCCATTTCACGCACCTTCTTTCAAGGCTTTCAGGGAAATGCGGTAGCTGTCCTCGGTGGTCGTGTACTTCGCCAGAATACCGTCCGCTTTCATAGCGTCCTTGTTGATCTTCGTGGTGGAAGTACGGCTGACTTCCCAATTATAGGCGGAGCCAGCGATAGACACCTTCTTGTCACCGTCACGGAACTGAGCGATTGCGGCTTTCTTAATCATGTCGGTCAAGACCTTGTACCGCTTCTCGTCCTCAGCCACCTCAGCGGTGTGAGCGTCCAGCTTGGCTTTCAGGTCTTCGGCTTCCTTGACCAGCGCCGCCATATCCGTTTCAGGAGACAGATTGTTGGTGCGGAGGGCTTTCAGGATTTCAGCGTCCTTGCGCTCGTCAAAGGCGGGAGAAATACCGCTCTCAACGAAGTCCTTCCACCATTTCAGGGCAGGCTTCACATACTTCTTCTCGAAGTCAGGATACCGCTCGGACACCTTGAAGGGGCGAGTGATGGTGTTCTCACCGCTACACACGAACTTCTCAGGATTGTCGTAATCCTTGGGTTCAAGGAAGGAAGCGACCATGATAACCTCGTCCACGCCGAGAAGGTAAGCGTACAACGCTGCCTGCAAAGCGTAATACTCAGGAATATCGTCTTTCCAATCCTCGACACGCTTGGAAGTCTTCATTTCGAGGACGGTGGTGGGCTTACCATCTTTGCCATAGAGCAAGTAGTCCCACATACCGCCGAGAACGGGGCTTTCCTTGAAGAAGTCGCCGTAGGTCTGACGGAAGTAGTCTTTGCCCCAAATGTCGGTCGGCGTGACCAGATTGCTCATGAAGTAGGTCTGCTTCATGTACTCGGCCTGCTTAGGCTCGATGGTCTCACCAGCGATGGTGTAGATCGTGTCCTCGAACGGCTTCTGATAGGTGCGGGTCACTTCACACCAAATCTCGAACGGTGTAGACCACGGGTTCAGACCGAGGATAGTGGCGAAGCGAGTACCGGTCAGCTTCTTCGGACGCTTGGGAGGGATAATCTGGATTTTGTTGCCGTCAAGCCATTCCATTTTTGTTTACCTCCTTATAATTCACAAATTCGTCAGCGGCACATTCCTGAACGGCAGTATCAGGATTGTTACCGTAGAGCTTACAGCAATCCGCTTCCAAGTCTGCATTGATGCACTTGCGGCAATCAATTTCGATCATGCTTTAGCCCTCCTTTGCCGTTTTCATTTCGTAGCCAGCCAGCATATTGTTCACGCCCTCGATCAGAGCGTCACACTTGTCGGCTTCGATCTTGGAAAAACCCTCGGTCTTCATGGCGATGGTCTGCACGAACTGTTCCTGCTCTGCGTCAATATCCATGAGCTTTTTCAGCAGGCTTTTCAGCGTACTGACTTGTTCCACGGTAGCCGCACCAGCAGGAGCGCCGGTCAGTTCTTTCTTGATTTCCTGACGCTGTTCAGTGGTCACAGGGGGCTTCTTGGTAACGGCGGGGGCGGGGGTCGTATCAAACTCGCCGCTGTCGATACTGTCATGCTCCACAATGTCCAAAACGAGCTGCCACAGGTAGCGGCGAATGTAGGTGATAGAGCTGCCGGTCGCCTGCATTTCATTTGTGACCTGATTGCCAGCGTTGGACACGATGGGGGCGATGGGGGTGTACGGCGCAACAAAATCAATGAAGTCCTCACGGTCATCGACATTGTAGACACGAGCGGTCGCCTTGTCTCCGTACATGGACGGAACCATCATCAGACCGATTTCAAGGAAAATCTGCTCGGCCTTGGGAACAATGTCCGCCAGCTCGAAATACTTATATTCGAGCTTCATGTGCTTGCCGCTCTTATCCACGCCAGCTTCAAGGAAGCGCACACGGGCAAGCTGCAACTTCTTGAACACATTCATGGTGGAATAATCCACCGCCGCAGTCTCAGCGGCTTTCTTGGTAGTAGCCATATTTATACCTCCAACATTTCTAATAATTTTTTCTTGATGGAATTGACTCTGCGGGTATTTCGCTTGGGTGGCTTCTCTCCGAGAAAATCTCGAACATAACGCCGTGCCAGCCGGATATACCAGTCACGGTCAACCACATCAATCGTCAGGTGATTGTCGTTGTCTACGACACATTTTGCGGGGAGTCCAGCAATCTTGACGGGATTGCCAGTACCGAGGTGGATTTTATAGAGGGTTCCATACCGATGATTTTCCGTGGCATATACCCGGTTGACCTTCTGTACGACCTCCATCTGACCGTCTACCTCATGGAGAGCGTCACCATACTTACTCCCGGCCTTGGCGACCAACTGGAAGTCCAGCAGGCGGTCGCAGCTCATGATGGTATCTTCGACCGGGATACCGTAGGCCAGATAATCCTTGACGGCCTTGGCAACCACGCAGGCATTGTTGTTGATGTTGAACGCTCCTGCCGGGGCAATTCCACGAACGAGAACGCCACCCTTGATTTTGGGGTCACCCTCGAAGGGAACCTCGACATAATTGTTCACATCTTTCTGACAGATCATCTTGATAAGGTCTTCCTCTAACTCAAAGCCAGTTCTGTCCTGCCACTCCTGCGTAATTTCCTGATACACAGGAACATCGCAGTCATCAAGGCTGACCATGATACCATCGGTGTTGAGCTGAATGATCTTCAAGGTGGGGCAGTCCTGAACAAGATGTTCCGCCATTTCGAGCAACTGCAACTGGCCTGAGATACAGACCGAGCGCCCCATGAGCGGGTCATACAGGTCATTGTAGCGGTTCAACATGGCTCCGTAGGTGGTGTTCAGCACCAGCTTCAAAGCGTTTGCCGTAGCCTTGTCCCCGGCTCTCTTTGCTTTGACTCGCCGCTCAATGGTGGCGGCATACACATCGGGAGAGGGAATATTTCGGCTACAATAACCGTTCAAGGTCATCTGGTGTGGATAATAGCTTGCAACATCTTTGTTGCGGATAGAGCGGGTTTCCGTGGCTTCCTCTCGGTAACACGGGATAGCCCCATGAATACCACCGTAGGCGATGGTACAAGGACAGCCGCCTACCATCAGATCGAGCTTTTCCTTGAACACCACTTCGTCAGGAATACTCTTATCCTTCAACCGTTCGAAGAAGTCGAACACTTCCTGCGGAATGTACTGACGAAGCAGCTTCGGCGGATACTGATATTCCCGCTCGTCATAGTGCGGCTTTTGCTCTGCGTCAAGGTAAGCAGCGGTCAACTTGGCGTTGGTCATGTAGAGGGCTTTTGCAGGATACAGCCCCTTTTCACGACCCAGCGTGAGCTTACTGGACAGGTAGCCTTGACGAAGATCGTCCAGCCTGTCGGTTGCGTCAACATCGTGTCGGCAGTAGAACTCGACCTCTTGCTTCTCGTCCTCAGTCAGAGGGCGGTCGATGTTGAACGGAACGGTGGTTTCACGAATGTCCATTCCGAGGTGCGCTTCGATTGCTTTCAAGGACAACCCCCTCTGGCAATCGTCCATCAGGTCATATTGATCGAAGAAAATTCCGCAGTCACGGAGAGGGGCGTACTCCCAGCCCTCGTGACCTCCAACGATAATAAAATCGTTGACTGCCTTGATTTCCTCCGGCGTGAAGCCTGAGAGAACTGCTTTCAGAATGAATTGGTCATAGTGCTTATTGTTGAACCCTGCCAACAGGGGTTCTTGGGTCATGAATTGTTCGACCGCTTCATTGTCATTCCAAATCTCGGTGTATTCCCCTGTGACCTTGTTCTTGAAGACAAAAAGCCAATCGTAGGCAAATACCTCGCAGTCGAAAATGAAAGGTTCAAGGTTCAATGAACTTGCACCCCGCTTTCCGGTAGGTGGTACACCGCTTTTTGTAACTTCTCACGAGATACTGGATACCATCGTCTACATAATCGTAGGCAATAGGCTCACCCTTTCCCTCGAAGGTACGAGCGATACGACCAATGCTCTGAGTTATTACAGCGTAATCTTTCTGCGGCGTAGTCAGGTACAGCCGGTCGAGCCGGGGAATGTCCAGTCCTTCTTTCGCCAGAGAATAGGTAGCGAACAGATACCGCTTGCGCCCCTGTCGCATTTCCTCAATGGCCTGTTCTCGGAGAGCCTTGGCTTTCTTCGTGGTCATCTTTCCATCAATCATGACGGCCTGTTCCCTTAACTGCCGAGGAAGGTGGTTCATCAAATATTCCAGATGGTTCAGACGGTCGGAAAGAATGAGATTGTAATGATCTTGGTTCTCGACCAGATCGGTGGCAATTAGCTCGTTACGGTCATACCTATCAGCGAGGAAATTGACCAACTTAGCGTAAATGATCGTACCGTCCGTGTCCAAGAACTCACGGCTGAGTCCTTGATGGGTAGCACGAGGTAGAACGCTGACGGTCATGATCTTGTCTTTCACCGCTTCCTCCGGCACCTGATAGGCAATCCCGCCCAGCAGAGCGTAGGTGGCGGCAATCATACCGTCTGCCCTGTGAACCGTAGCGGACAGGCCGTACTTGTGTCGAGCTGCCAGAGCGTTCAGCACCTTTGAGAACTGCGTCATAGCGGTAGGGGTTCCGGCTACACGGTGGCACTCGTCCACAATGATACAATCCCAAACATCACGATACTGGCTCAGATCGAGGTTACACATGGTCTGCACCGTTGCGAAGGTGATCGCCTTACCGATTTGAACCCTACCTTCGGTGATCGTGCCAGTCAGAGAAGAACTCATGTACTGCTCCGCTCGGCTTTTGCTCTGTACGAGCAAATCCCGTGTATGGGTCAGCCAGAGTGTCCTTCGACCTGTATCTGCCGCAACAGCAATTCCGATCTGTGTCTTACCGCACCCCGCAGGGGCTTGAAGAATACCGTAGTAGGCAGTTATCAAGGCTTCCTTGGCTTCCACTTGGTAGTCATAGAGCGGAATAGTGCAACCGAAGTCCACCTCGGTCGGTGTGGGAAGATTGACCTTCATGTGGCAATCGCCCATCGCCAACACATCATTCAGACAACCATAGGGGAGAACCAGTGTGTCACCGTCCCATTGGAACAGGTACAACTTCTCAGGGGTGTTGCCGACCCAAAAGTGCATACGGACTTTCTTGGCGTACTCAGGATTGGGAAGGATAAGCTGCTTCTTGCACCATGTAAGCAACTGCTCAGACGGATTTTCAATTCGGAGCTGATTGCCAACAGTTACTTGCATTGGGACACCCACTCTCCGAGTGTGATACCGAACTGTCTGATTTCAGACGCAGAGAGAACGGTCTTCATTAAGAACAGATTGCGTATCACCGTGAAGGACAGAAAGTACACAGCTCCGTTCATCATTCGGAGAGCGAACCACCCCTCTCCGTTTCCCGTTTCTTCCCAAAGAGACATGGCGGAAAACTGGTTTTCTTCGATACGCTCCATCTTAAAAATGTTCTTGGAACAATCCTTACAGTCAATGGGATAGCTGACACCGTTTCGAGCCGCAATTACATCGAACGGCTGACCTTGACTATTCTGAGCGAGGTTGTGCGCCCAAAAGCCACAACCCGACAGGCTCAGGCATAAGTCTCTTTCAAAGCCAGTGCCAACCTTGCGATTGACATTCATGTTTTCACTCCTTTCACCGCCCCTGACGGGGCGGGATTTACGAGATACCCGATCAAATGCAGAAGCCGAAGGACACGCCACGGGAGGTGCTGGCGTTGCTAATGTAAGCGTTGCCGGTGGTGGACACACCACAGAAGTAGTCGGTGTTGCCGGAATAAGGAGAACGCTCCCATCTCCAATCCCTCTCACCATTCTGCTTGCACTTGCCGTAGGGCGTGTTCTCTCGCTTGTACCACTCGTACCACTTACCCTCACCGCCGCAGGAATAAATCTTGCGACCGAAGACCTCCTGCTCAGAAAGAACGAACAGCTTGTCAACGGAAGGAACCAGCATTTCGTTCTTACCGCTCTTTGCGGTAATCTTCACCACGGGCTTGATGACCGCTTTCAGATCAGCAGGAAGCTGCTTCTCGAAGAAGTTGCCGTTGAGCTTGGCACGGAGGTAGGAAGCGTCCCAGCCGCCCTCGTTGGTAGACTTCTCATTCATGGGAATGTCACCGTCAAGGGTTTCAACGGTTTCAAAGGTGATGTGGGTCAGACTGCCGTCCTCAGCGTAGTCATGGTTGAACCCGATGATACGGGCAGTCAGGTAAGAGCCATCAGCCAGACGGAATTTCTTGGTGTCACCGACCTCGAACACCTTGTCAGCAAGGCCGATGGAAGAATACATATTGATCTCGTCCCAAGAACAGTCTTCCAGCTTATATCGCTTCAGGGAGGGGCGACTGCCGAACATGACACCATACACAGAATTAAGGTGAAGTTTGACGGTATCGGTATCCACATAGCCCGTAGGCATAAGGGTTTCGATCATCTTCTTCTGAGATGCGATGGTTTTCTCCATCTTCTCGAACTCGTCTGCGAGTTTCGCAATCGTGCTATTCATAAAGTTCTCCTTTACAAAATGATAGGTTCTGATATAATCAGATTGAGCTTTTACGCTTGCCGTTGATGGAAGTACCAGTTCCGTCAGCGGCTCTTTCTTTTTCTCGGCGGGGCGGGATAAAACGCACCAGACAGCTCACAGAACAACCAGAAGCAGCCAAGGCCGATACCCATACGAACCATGCCTGCGCCGAGAGCCATCGTGTCTTGCTCCACCGCACCAACTACACCCAACAGGTAGAAAAACGAAAGAAATGCCAACACACCAAATACCTTTTTCATTATCTGTTCCTCCAAACCATAGGTTTCCATTGATACGGTGTTCCGTACTTCTGCTCGTACCAGCTCTCGAACTGCTTGCGGTTCGTTTCGTCCTTGAAAAACTCTCGGACAGATCGAGCAAGGAGTGAGCTGAACGCTTTGGCCTGTCCTCGCACTTCCGGGGCAAATGCACTGTCGCTCATGACACACCGCCAATCTGCCGCTCGTACCAGTCCAGAATGTCGATAGACTCAGCGATGATCTTGTCCACAGAAGGGCCGTTACGAGTCCCTGCGAGAATTGCACTCAGGACAGGGCCGTTCGTTTCAATACCCCGCTTTCGGAGCATATCAATCAGCCATGCAAACGACAGGTGATTGATGCTCAGGCGATAGCGAATTTTCTCACGCTCTTTCACAAAACCTCTCCTTTCTTTGAATTGAGAACAATATTTATTGACAACCAGTGGGCGTAATGGTACAATTTACTTGCCAGACAATTAAACCATTGACCACAGCAACCGCCGAAAAAAGAAAACCTTTCGGGGGTCGGGTTTTTGTTGCCAAAATCTCTTGTTCACAATCCAAAGTATATCCTACCTTTGTAGGATTGTCAATAGAAAATCCTAAAAAAGTAGGATATTTTTGAAGGAGGTATTTATGAATACAAGCCGTATTAGAGATTTAGCCAAACAACAAGGGAAAAGCGTCACCTATGTTTGCAAACTTATCGACCGTCCCAAGTATTATTTGAATGATGTAGATAAAAAGCCTGACCGCATGATTTCAGATGAAGATTTGAAAACTCTCGCTATCAATCTTGGAACAACGGCTGAGTATTTGAAAGGCGAAACTGACGACCCTCTCTTTCACTTGTCCTCTGTTGGTTTGACCACAGAACCTTATGAAAAAAATTGCAAACGACCTATTTTCGGTCATGCGTCCGCAGGAAAAGGTGTCATCGCTCAGCAAGAAGCATTGGGATATGAACAGGTTGACCCCGAATATGACTGTGACGATTGTTTCTGGTTGCAAGTGGACGGAGATAGTATGTCGCCAGTCTTAGACGATCACGATTTAGTGCTGGTTAAAAAGGACACACCTCCTGAAACAGATACTCTTATGGTTGTCATTGTTGATGACGAAGAAGGATTTGTTAAGAAAATCAGTATTGATGAAGATACTGTGACCCTTCGCTCTTTTAATCCACACTATCCTCCCCGTGTTTTTGGTGGTGTTGAAATTGGACGATTGCGCTTTGTCGGTAGAGTCATGGAGTTAAAAAGGAGATTTGCATGAAAAAATTTCCAATCGACCTCTCCTGTCTGACAGAGGAAGAAATCTCTCAATTTCAGGAAGACCCATATACACTCTACAATGGAGATCAAAATGTTGCTATCTACCTTCGGTATAGCTCCACAGGCCAAAGTGACCAATCCATTGAAGGGCAGCTTCGTGACTGCCGTACCTTCTGCAAAGCAAATCACTACCGCATTGTGGCAATCTATGTTGATCGAGCAACGACCGCTCGTAAAGATGTGGAAAAGCGGGTTCACCTCATGGAAATGATTTCGGATAGTGCAAAGCAGAATTGGGAATATGTCATCGTCTGGAAGCTCGACCGTTTTGCTCGTAACCGAAATGACAGTGCGATTATGAAAATGCGTCTGCGGAAGAACGGCGTGAAAGTCCTCTCCGCCACAGAACACCTCACCGACAGCCCTGAGAGTATCATCTTGGAATCTGTGTTAGAGGGTATGGCTGAATTTTTCTCTGCCGAGCTGTCACAGAAGGTCACGAGAGGTATGCGTGAGTCTGCCTTGAAGTGCCACAGCGTAGGTGGTCATATCCCCCTCGGATACAAGGTAGAAAATCATAAGCTGGTTGTTGACCCTGATACCGCCCACATCGTTCAAGAAGCGTTCTCTCTTTACGCCAATGGTGAAAGTGTTGCTGCCATTTGCCGAAAGTTTAACTCTGCCGGATATAAGACTGCCAAAAATACGGAGTTCAACCGTAGCAGCTTTAAGGCCATGTTCCGTAATACTCGCTACATCGGCACTTACACCTACAAAGATATTGTCATTGAAAATGGTATTCCCGCCATCATTGACAAGGAGCTGTTTGAAACGGTACAGCGGCGGCTTTCTAAGACCGCCACAGCCCCGGCAAGGGGCAAGGCTAAGGTAGATTACCTCTTGTCTGGAAAGCTGTTCTGCGGTCATTGTGGGGCTTCTATGAACGGTGAAAGCGGAGCCGGTAGGCACGGCAAGGTCTACCACTACTATTCCTGCTACACGAAAAAGAGAAAACTTGGGTGTGATAAGCGGCCTTTGAAAAAAGATTACATCGAAGGAATAGTAGCTCGTGACGCTCTCAACCTTTTGACCGATCAGCTCATTGATGAAATCGCAGACATGGCAATCCGGCAGAGCGAACAGGATTTAATAAACGACACGCACATTCCGCAATTAACCGCTCAGTTGTCAGAGGTCGAAAAGTCAATCACAAATATCACCGCTGCCATCGAAAAGGGTATTGCTTCCGAGACATTGATGAACCGGCTTGTCCAACTCGAACACGAAAAGAAGACCCTCAACAAAGAAATCAAAGCTGAGGAAAAATTCGTCTATCGGATTGACCGTGACCAAATCATATTCTGGTTGAGTCAGTTCAAATACGGAAACATCGAAGACGAAGACTTCCGCAGGCGGCTCATTGATTTGCTTGTCAACTCCGTTACAGTGTGGGACGAACCTGACGGGTATAAAATCACCACCGCATATAACCTAACCTCTTGCAAAACCAAGACTTTCCGGGTAGAAAAGAACCCCGCCGCCGAAGAAGCGACAGGGTTCGATTTTGGGGAGTCTGAGTGTACCATTGAGCGCATATCCGAACCCTACATTGTGTGGGGAACGGTGTTCGTTCAAACCAAAAGACACTCCTTACCTTAATCGGTAGGGAGTGTCTTCTTTTATTCTTTACCGGAATACCCGTTCGCTCTGGCGCATTTCAGCGCACCCAAGATCATCTTGTCCTGAGCCAGTGTTCGTTCTTTCAGCTCATAGAGTGGAGTACGGCGATGATTGTCCCATTCAATGAGCTGCTTTTTGTCGTGAACGACTTGACCCTCATAGAGATTGATAACCTTGTCGAGCGTGATTTCTTTCAGCACTTGCATTTTCTCACCCCTGAGCGTCCTCGTCTGAGGTTTCTTTTGACTTGACCTTAATGCCGTACAGAATGGCGAGTTCGGCAGTCCAAGCCGCAAACCAGCCGACCGTCAATTCTGTGTCAACCGTGTGACCGCAGGCGTTCAAAATCAGCACCACAACGGCGTACCAAGTCAGATTGAAGATGGACAAGATCGTGAACTTCGTGCGCTTTCTCATTCTTTTCTTCTTCGGCTTAGGTTGCACTCGTTTACCACCCATAGGAATCCCTCTCAGCGGCTCAGGAAGCGTTCATGCACGAAGCCAGTATAATTTACCCTCTTGTGCGAGAAAGCCACATAGAGCCATTTAACGCCGTTTACAACGGTGTAATAGCCGTAGTTCTTGACAGCGGTTCCCTTGGGGATTGTCACCAGCACTTTACTGTCCGTCCCGGCAGCGTCACGAACATTCAGGCCAGCACCAGCGGTCACGGTGTAAGTGCCTGCCACAGCCTTATTGAAAGACCGTGCGACACCCTTGGCCTTGACCTCAGTGGTAGGAACGGGCTTGACCGTTTCGGGCTGTGCGGAGGTCACAGTTTTGTCATAGGTCACATAGGGGAGGTGTCCGTGCTTCTTCCACATACGGGTGTTATACCCGTTCTTCTTTCCGATGTTACCGACAGCGGTGATCTGCACATTGTTCGCCCAGCGAGGGGAACACTCGACCGCAAGGCCGTTGCCAATATACACGCCGATGTGTCCCGTAGTCCACACCACCTCGCCGGGGTCAATCTTGTCCCACCCGGAAGCGGAAGCGTCCTTGCACCTCTTAATCATGGTGTCAGCGCCCTCGTCAGGTACGCCGTTGGTGGCGTACTTTGCGCCGCCGTAGGACTTGGTTTTATCACCAGACCAGCCCCACAGCACGGCTTTGATAAGGTTCACACAGTCAAAGCCGAAGGTGTCAGGGGTCGCCGCCATAATCATAGAGGTACGAGCTGCCGCCATGTTGTAGGGGTGGTTCTTGATATACCGAGACTTGTTTGTGTCGGTCAACGGCGCACCAAAGCACCCCATGACATACAAGGTCTTGTAGTGCTTGGCAATATCAACGACCTTGGCGACCAGTTCACTTGATTTCATCATAGCTCTTGTCCTCCTTGGTAGTGTCCAAAATGGCCTTGAACTTCGTAAATGCTTCTGCGATGTACTTGCAGGACACCATGAGTACCGCACCAATAATCACCAAATTGCTGAAAATATCCACATACTCAGTCGGAATTTCCCACCCGACCATATCCGCAAACAGCGGCAGCGTGGTAATAGCCACACACAGCAGGGTCAGACCGCAGACAAAAGCGGTGATCTTCAAGCCGGAGTTTATCAACTTTTCCTTGCTGAACGGTTCCAGCAGGACTTTGATGTTGTAATACAGAGAAAAGGATACATTGGAAAGGTAGGCACACAGAAAAATCAGCATAGCCCAGCCGATGTTCGTCAGGTTGTGCAAAATGGTTTCGAGCATAATTTTTACCTCCAATTTTTAATTTAGGTGAGTTAGGTGAGTAATCGGGCGTTTTTCCTATAAACTCCCTCTTATACACGCATACTAAGAGAAAGTTATAGGGATTTTGACCCGATTACTCACCTTTTTCACCTTACTTTCGGGTCATGCAGGCTTGTGAAAGCCCTCCAAGTCCTCGATACGGTGGTTGATGACCTTGATCTGTTCTTCAACCACAGGTACACGCCTTGCGAAATTGTTGTGTTCCCGCACTTCACGGGTCAGTTCGTTCAACTTGGTTTCGATGACCGCCTGCTGCTTGTCCAGTTTTGCGTCAACCTTACTGGCAGACTTGCCGGACGAGTAGATGATACCAAGCAGGCTCAGACCACCCGTGATAATAGCGACCAGAATTGCGTCACTCATGTCCTGCCCCCTTTTTTACTTGCCGGTGTATTCTTCCCAGCCAGCGGGATAAGCGTCCGGGGAATACACATTTCCGTCAATCAGACTGCGGTACAGCTTGTCGTTGTAACTTACAATGTCGCCCTTATTGTAAGCGTCATGAGCGCCGGTGGGCTGAGTCCACACGGGATAGCCGGAAGGGGTCAGGCCAATCGGCGTGTAGAGAGCGGGAAGTGTGTCAGGCTTCCAATCTGCTTGAGAAGTGTGCGCCTGTACTACCTTGTAGAGCTGCGGGTCGCCTACACCGTTCACGCCGTAGGTGAAATAATCACCAACAGCATAGGCATGATCGACCTGATAGGGGTCGTAGATGGTTGCAATCATCATCGCAGAGTCTTCGTCAAGGCTTTTGGCGAACATCTGAACAGCCTTACGGAACTGCTCAGAATTACGAAGGTCGTTCGGGTCAGTCAGCAGAGCGGTCAGACTGGAAGCGTAAACGCCATCGTCCACTTCTTCGACCGAAACCGTTTCAGCACCGTCCAGTTCGGGGTGTCCGTTGACATGGTACACGGTGCCGTTCAAGGCAATACCCTGTGCATTGTCCTCGACCGTCAGGCCGTAGCAGCCGTTTTCCTGCATACATACCCAAGTTAGATTGCTTACAATGCCGAGAACTGCGTCCTTCTTGATGATTTTATACATGGCTTTTCCAACCTTTCTCGTCCGGGTAGAACCCGTACAATGATTTGAAATACTGATTAGTGCGCTGTCGCACCTTGAAGCTGTGACCTCGCTTCATGTGACCGTTGTAGGAGTCTACGGAACACCGAATATCAGCCAAGGTCATTTCGCCCCGGTCGAGCTTTCCTCGGAAAGCCCTGAGCTTGTGTCGAACGATTTTTGTTGAGTCCCTGTTCATCTTCCGAACAACCTTGCCGGTCGGTGTGATGATGAACCTCGTTTTCAACCAGCGGTAATAATCTCTCAGGGGAATGACCCGTGTCTTCTTCAAATTCAATTCCAGACCGCACTTCTCGCAGATGATCTTTAACCCGTCCATACAGAGATACAGGTCATCAATGTCAGGGCTGATTGCCACGCCATCGTCCATGTATCGCTCATAGGCTTTGATACGGCAGACCTCTTTGAAGTAGTGGTCGATCATATTGGGAAGCATAAGGGCGTTCGTCTGAGATACCTGACTGCCAAGACCCAAGCCAACAGAACCGAAGTCCGTAATAAAGCTGTTCGCAAGCTCTCTGATTTTCGGGTCATGAAGTCTGCGGTCGGCTTCACGGAACAGTGGCTCATGTGGAGCTGAGTCAAAGAAGCTGTGAAAATCGTAAAGCAGAACCCCTCCTTCCAGACCGTACTTCCTGTAATGCCGTTGGAGGTAACAGGTCATGCGGCGCAGGGCGAAGTCCATACCTCGGTGCTTCAAACTGGCTGAGTTGTCATAGATGAAACAGGCCGAATAGATGGGAACCAAGCAGTAGTCACACAGACACTTTTGAACCGCTCGTTCCGTGATGTGGACTGATCGGATATACCGCTTCTTCCCTCGCTCCATGATGGTGAAAGCGTGAAAACCACGGTGCTTGAAGGTTCCGTTTTGAAGTTCCCGATGGGTCTTTGCGATGATCGGAATAATATTGCCGATATACCGCTGAGTTGAGTTTTTCCAGTAGACACCCTTACAGCATTTCTTCCCGGAAAGGTAAAGATGTCTGAACGAAAAGACTTCATCGAAATCACCACATTCTTTGCTTCGCCGCAGACGAGCTTCGTCCCGCTTGGCTTTCCTGCGCTGATAACGGGCTTCTCTCCGTTCTTCACTTGTCATAGAAGGTTCCCCTCCGTACAGTCTTATTGTCGGGTACGGGTTCTAACTGCGTGTAGTACCAGCCATGAAATGAGTTACCGTACAATCGCTCACCATGCAAGAAGCGTCCGGCTGACTACATCGGACGGGGTGTTTTGGCTTGGTAGCCGGGAACAAGCCCTCCCTCTGCAAAAGGTACTGATTTCGCCCAAAGGGGTTACTACGACTGACCTATGCGAAGTTGCAGAGTCCGAAGGACACGCCATTGGAGTTGCTGGCGTTGTTATTGTTAGCGTTGCCGTTGTTGTTCACATTACAGAAGTTGTTGGTGTTGCCGGAATTAGGAGAACGCTCCCACCAGTTGTTCGCAGAAACGGTAACAATTACAGGGCTTGACCCAATGAAAAACTTACATAGGGAGGTCTTTATACCTCTCGTGGTCAGCTTTCCGAACCTTGGAGATAAGCTGTGCTTCGTCCGTGATGTACTCTCCAAATTCCTTCATGGCGTGGTCAATCCACGGACATTTTTCAGGGTTTTGGAGAATAGCGTCATAGAGCAAAGTCAGCTTCGGGCTGAGATTTTGAAGGGCGATGTTGGCGTTAATCAGGTGATCTCGCCGCATTTGCGCTTCATGCTGATTGTGCGGGTAGATGTTGTTCGCCGCTCGGACTTCCTCGTGAACCGTGGAAGCCAGCTCAAAGATACGGTTTGTCAGCAGAGGTGCGTATCTTTTAGGAGCCTTGATACAGACGGAGAAAGCGTGAAGCTCTAACCGTCTGGCGGTTTCAATGAACTGCATGGAGCTTTCGCCACGCATAGCTTTGATGACTGACACGCCAACATTCCTTTCTTACACCGCCCCTGACGGGGCGGGATTGGTGTTGATGAAACCGGGGATTAAACGCAGAAGCCGAAGGACACGCCAAGGGAGCCGCTGGCGTAGTAATAGTTAGCGTAGCCGCCGTT